ACAGACAGCGTGAAGAATTGAGTAAGATTTACCACCTGCCTAGTGGCCGGGAATTATACAATTTTTTAGATAGCCTCAATACCTGGGCCGATATTCCGGACGACATTTTCCAGCAATTGGCCGAAGCTTGTGGCGTCGACTATGACGACCAAGAAGAAGCCGACGACCTTATGGAACGGTGTGAAAAAGCGCTCAGTAAGGAGGAGTAAACATGACAGCAAAAGAAGAAGTAAAAAAGGAACTTGAACGTAGACTCGCATCGCGTGAGGACACCAAGAAGGAAATTGAAGTAAATGCATATTTCCTTGAATCGTTGTTTCGTAGACTCAAAAATGGAGAAGACGTCGTAAATTTAATCAAAGATTATATCTCTCAAAAAGAGATGTTGTACCAGGATTTATGTCATGAAACATACTTGGTCGCGACGTTAAACGCCGTGCAAGTCCTGGGCGTGGAAGAAGCTTATCAGGAAGCAATCCAGGAAGTAGATGACTGGATGAAACCGGAAAGCTGCTTCCCGAATCTTAACCAGGACAACAAAGAATAGCTGAAAAGGCCGATACCATGAGTACCGGCCTTATTTTTTTTGCCATTTTTGCTTATTCTAAGAATAACCGGCATGAAAAACACGTATAATAATAGTGTAAGGTTTTAGCGTAAAGCTAGAATCCCATCATTGGACAAGGCGGCGAGAAGTGTTAGTAGATGGCGCTATGGCACTCCGCCGCACACACTGTCCACACGCAAATCCTGTTACACCTCTGTAAAAGGTTTACACAAACACATAGACATTGGGCCGCCTTCCTGCTTTGGCGGCTCTTGTCATATCACGGGAGAAGACTATGGAAGAAATCAAGCCAGCATTTGAACAGCAACGACTGAGCGCGATGAATCTCTTTGCTATCGCACAGCGCAAAATAGATGAAGCCACCCGTAGGGGAACAGCCAGCGTGCAGATCGTATTACCCACGGGGTACGATGACTGCGCCGTAGATTCTTTGATACGCTACCTGCGCATGTGGAAGTACAGCGTCAAGTGGTATCACGGTACAGACTGCCTGGAAATCTCCTGGAAGTGGGATGACGTGATGAACAGCAAGAAACAATAATCAGACATACAGATACATGCAAGGCCTTGTAAAAGTCGCTTAGAACGGCATACAGGGCCTTAATTTTTTAAGTACAAGGTTAAAAGGTGGTGATACAGTGGCGAAAGGTAAGTATCAAGAGTGGTTGACAAAAGAAGGATTGCTTAGACTGCAAGGATGGGCCAGGGACGGCCTTAGTGATGAGCAGATAGCGGCCAACATGAGTATCACCGACTCAACATTTTATGAGTGGAAAAAGAAGTATCCGGAGATTTCGGAGGCCCTAAAGGAAGGAAAGGACACTGTAGACCGGCAGGTAGAGAACGCGCTGCTTAAATCGGCGCTGGGGTACAAGTACGACGAAGTCACAGAAGAACGGCGCGACGACATGCTGGTAGTGACTAAAGTCGTACATAAAGAAGTACAGCCGAACACGACAGCACAAATATTCTGGCTAAAGAACCGGAAGCGGCTTGAATGGCGTGACCGCGTGGAAAATGCCATCACAGGTGCGGACGGCGGGGCAGTCAAAGTCGAAACGCTGACGGAATCGGATGTAGATAAGCGCATAAAAGAGCTTGAAAGCAAGCTAAAGAGCTTGAAAGATACTTAACAAGTCACTGGTAAGTAGTTGGTAAGTATCTGGTAAGTAATATTTATGCACATTTGGCTGGCTTGACCCGGGGTTGATAGAATGAAGTCGACAAAAACAACGAATAAAACTAGCAAAAAGAGCTTGAAAGAGAAAGTCGAGCTGATGCGGCTAATGGAATGGAAGGTCTGGAAGAATGACCCGACGGCATTCATCAATGACTGCTGTTTCACCGTCAACGAAGCAAAGAATGGGGCTGTCGAACATTTCCCGAAGCTTGACTATCTGGCCCGCGTAGATCAGATCATCCACGGCGAGCAGGTAGCAGCCTTCCCAAAGAGCCGACGCATGATGATGACGTGGCGGTGCCTTGCGAATCTTCTGCATTACGCGATGTTCGGCAAAAACCTGTCTATATTCGTGCAGTCGAAGAAATACGACGATAGCGCGTATCTGCTGGGAGACAGCCGCTTCATGTTTCTTTATGAGCATCTGCCGGAGAGCCACGAATGGCCCGCCGTTGAACGCAAGACGCGCTCAAAGATGGGCTATGACTACATCAAGTTCAGTAACGGCGTTGAGCTGAGAGCCGTTGCCGAAGGGGCCGACCAGCTCCGTCAGTACACGGCATCCGTCGTATACTGCACAGAAATGGCATTCTGGGACTTTGCACAAGCCACCTGGAACTCGCTCCGTCCGACTATCGAAGGCGGCGGCCGCATCTTCATCGACTCGTCAGCTAACCCGGGCTTCTTCTGCCAGCTTGTGACAGGCCAGCTCAATGAGGACGAGCCGGAAGAAGAGCAGGAAGCGCACGACATGATAGAGGGCGTACACGAGTACCGGCGTAACGGCGTGTACATTGCCAGAATACACTATACGGCCGACCCTTCCAAACGCTCCGAAGAGTGGAAGACCAACGAACGCAAAGGTACGACAACGGAAGGCTGGGAACGAGAATACGAAATAAACTGGACAGTCAGCGCTGAGCCGAAGTACTATCCAGAATTTGACTACAATCGCCACGTAGCCAATGAGGAACTGCACCCGATTGACGGGCGGCCGCTCCTCCTATCCTTTGACTACGGGCTTACCCCGGCGACCATCATTGCACAGACGACAGCTAAGGGACAACTGCTCATCTTGTCGGAATTGCAGTCATGGGATTGTGGGATGCTGGCCCACGGCCGTGCCGTACAAGCGGAATTGCAGACGTTTTACAGCGGGTATGAGTACACGGCAGTCGGCGACCCGGCAGGCAACCAGCGCGCACAAAGCGACGAGAAGACCGCGAACGAAATCCTACGCGACCGTTACGGCATTATCGTCGAACCTGGCGAACTCACGCAGACGGGGCGCAGTGAAGCCGTACGGTACTATCTCACGACGCTTACACCCGACGGAAAACCGCTCTTACAGCTGGACCCGCGCTGTCAGATGCTCATCGAAGCATTTACTGGCGGGTATCATCGTAAAGTCGTAGCCGGGCGGACGCTGGATGAGCCGGAAAAGAACGAGTACAGCCACTTGATGGACTGCCTGGCATATCTTTGTGCCAAGCTCTACAGGGACAATACGTCCATGGCAGACAAGTGGAAGCAGATGACCCGCGGCAAGATGCACCGGGCCGGATACATGTAACGCGTGGAGCGACGCCGCACCGGATAAGGGCGACTCCACGGTAACATGCTCCTTTCTATCATCGGCGGGGCTGATCACCCCGCCACCCATGGCAATGTAGGTTAAGGAAAACCAGCTACAAAGCTATCGCGGTTCAAGCCCGCGCATTGCCCCATAGCCCTATTGAGGGCCTTATTTAGCTATCAATCGAGGTGATGAGATGGAGGATTTAAACCAGAGCTTGTCCGCCGCACAGGACACGGGCGGATTGTTCGGCCGGGATGCTCCGCAGCAGATGAGCGTTACAGACTGGCTGTTACAGCAGGCAGAGCCGGAAGAACAACCGGTATCCCTGGACACGCTCAAAGACGACGAAATCAAGAAGATCATGATGAGCGTCAAAGACGGCATTGACGTCGCGAATAAGTACTACAAGGGCACCGTAGAGCCGAAACTGATACACCGCCGCAAGCTCCGCAACGGCGACCAAGACTTGTACGAAAAGAAGCTGCCGAACTTGTCTAAAAAGAGTAAATTCGTCAGCATGGACTTCAACAACATCATTGAGTGGATGAAGCCTAGCCTTGTAGAAGTCTTTATCGGCAACGAATCGCCGGTTACTATCGCCGGCAGTACCATCCAAAACGACGATACGGCCACGAATATACAACGCCTTGTCGAATATCAGCTTACCCGCAAGAACAACTATACGTCCCTTGTCAACGACGTCATTGACGACGCACTGGGAACGAATTTAGGCGTCGCTAAGGTATGGTGGAAACGGGATGAAGACCGCACGCGTTACAAGCTCATGTTCGACGTGAACGACATGCAACAAGCGATGATGCTCACGCAAGCGTCGTTATCGGGCGAAATCGAGATACAGAAAGTCAAGCAGCTGAAAGACGCGCCGGATCTGTATGAAGTGCAGTTCGACCACGTCAAAGTCACGGCTAACTACCCGGTTGTCGAGTATGTACCGCCCACGGAATTGCGATTCACGCCGGAAGCCAGCACACTCCAAAAGTGCAAATTCGTAGCACACCGGAAAATCGTGAAAGGCGACTATCTCAAGCGTAAAGAGCAGGACGGGACGTATCAAAACGTCGATGAAGCACTGGAAGCGGCAGGTGATACGAAGTATACCTCCGCCGACGAGTACATCAACAAAGAACTGTCAGACGACCATATGAGGCCGAACGACGGCGATAACGCGTCTAAGGACGTCGAGCTGTACGAGTGCTATGTAGATGTGGACTATAACGACGACGGCATCTATGAACATTTGATTGTCCATTGTGTCGGCGATACGCCGCTGTCTATCCAAACCAACGAGTTCGACATTGCTCCCTTCTTTGCGATGGGGAGCGTACGCGAAAGCCGCAAGATATTCGCCGACATGGCCCTGGCAGAACAGGTAGAAGGCTTGCAGGACTTAAAGACGGCGCTTATTAAGCAGATTGTCATCAACGTTGCCAAAAACAACGACCAGCAGAAGTTTATCGACTATACGGCGGTAATGGATATGGACGCACTGCTCAACGGCGACGAGTACGTCCCGATTAAGGGCGACCCGAACGCGGCTATAGCCAACCCGCCACCGGCGAATATCTCACCGCTCACGATGGACCTCGTCAACTACGCCGAAAGCGAGCTGGAAAACCGTACCGGCAGTACGAAGTACAACCAGGGCTTAGACGCTAACTCCCTCAATAGCACGGCCACGGGCATTACGGCCATTCTGGGGCAGGCAGATAAGCGTATCCGGCTTGTTGCCCGGCTGTTCGCAGAAAACTGGATAGTACCTATGGTCCGCTTCCTTATCCTGCTCAACAAGAAGTACGGCGAACCGGTACAGACGTTCCGCTTTAAGGATGAAGAAGTCTCCGTTAAGAGTGAAGACCTTGATATCGACTACGACCTCATTATCAATGTCGGCAACGGCGCGGGGACGAAAGAAGCGCGGATACAGAGCTATATGATGCTCCTCAGCAATGTATACCCGGTATTATCGCAGGCAGGCGTAGCGACTCCCAAGAGCTATTACGCCGCAGGCACGGCGCTCCTGGAAGAAATGGGACTCAAGAATACGCAGGGCATTTTGCTGGACCCGGATTCGCAGGAAGCCCAGCAGATGCAGGCACAGCAGGCCCAGCAGGCCGTACAGGCCGCACAGGCACAGGAAGCTATGGACCTGCAAAAGCAGTTGACCTTGAAGCAGGCCGACTACGAAGGCAAGGCCGCCGTAGCGTCTATCCCGTCTATCCGGGCAAACATGAACGATTTGCCGCTTGACGCGCAAGTGAATATCATCAATACCCGGACGGCAGGCAACACCAGCCCACAGGCAATGATCGAGAAGATTGCACGGGACCAGCTGGCACAGATGACGCCGCAAGCGCCACCGGCACAGCCGGAACCGCAAGCCCCGCAAGTACCCCAGCAAGGAGGCCCCATGAATGGACAGTAAACTAAAGACCTTACTCGATACCATGCGGAGCGGCGATGAAGCGGCTCAGAAGCGATATTTAGCGGACCTCATCACGAAGGGCCAGCAGGCGGAAGACCTCAAGTCCTTCCTCGACGACTGGCTGAAAATCGAAGAGCAGACCGCACTCAAGGACCTGGACAGCCCCACGAAGCCCGCTGACGACGTGAAACGCGACTACCAGGCCGCTATGAGATTGTATCACTATATGACAGGAATCATTGATATTGCAAAGCAAAAACGCAATCAACAGAAAGGAGAATAGACGTGTTTGACTTTAATTTACAGTTGTTTGCAGAAGGAGAAACGACAGATGTATCCACGGCAACGACTACCAACGAAAACGTCGCGGGCGCCGCCCAGGAACCGCAGCCGGAGTCTTTGTATCTCGTGACAGACCCGCGCACCGGCAGAAAGAGCATTTCCGCTGCCAAACCCGAACCGACGGAACCAGTAGAAACGAAAGCAGACGAAGCGCCTGCACAGGATGAGCCGGAATCACAGCCCACGGAACCGACCGAACCGACGGAAACTAAACCCGCCGAACCGGCGGCAACCGAACCAGCTGCCGAAAAACAGCCCGAACCACTCATCCACACTGAACCGTACACGCTGGATGAACTGAATACCGCTATTGCACAGGGGAACGTCAACGAAAGCCGCATCCCTCAGCAGTATCAACTGCAATACGCGCAGTATCAGCAGGAACAGGCACGCCGTCAACAGCAGTACCAGCAACAGCAACAGGCCTTGCAGATGCAGGCCCAGCAACAGCAGTTGGAACAGCAGAAACGAATGTTCGCCGATATTGATAAGGCTGCAACCGAACAAGCCATGAAGGCCCTCGGTATTACGCAGGACGATATTGATACCGCTGAATATTCTGACGACGATGCCGTGAAACAGAAGGTAGCGCATTTCAATACTGCTAAATCTTACTACAAAGAACAGCTTATTGGCGCTATCCAGCAGCAGCAAATGCGGACGCAGGCCGCACAGAATGAACAGCGGGCCATTTATCAAAGCATTGTCGATTTTACGCAGCAGAAGCAGGCCGAAGAACCTCATTTTGCCGACATTAATCAGTTAATGGGTAGTTATTATCAGACAATGCCGTATAAAGACGCCGCGGTTATCGGGGATGCTATCAAAGCCCTCCAGGGCGGGAATATCAACCCCACACAGTGCAAAGTACTCGAAGGCTACTACGATAAATGCCGCACGGCATACTACGCTAAAGCAAATGATCTGACGAAGCAGCCGAAGAAAGTGCCGGTCCCGAAAGTCGAACAACCGGGCACGGGAGCGAAAACCCCACCCAAACCCATTGATTTTACGCAGATGCGAAATATGACAGTCCGCGAACGCCGCGCGTTCATCGCAGGCCTCAGCGGCAGATAAAGGAGAGATGAAAACATATGGCATATGATGTACAGAGAAACTTGAATAAATCGGCCAACCAGTCGTACACCTACGATGCTATCGGCCATGCAGAGGATATCAGTCCTATCCTTACTAACATTACCCCGGAACTCACCTTGTTTTACTCCAAATTCGGTGATTCTGAACCGGCAAAGGCCATGACATTCGCATGGATGACGAAAGGCTTGTTCCCGCCGCAGGATAACGCCCACCTCGAAATGGAAGACTACAAGTTCCAGCCGGGCGGCTCCATCGAAGGCCTCTCGAATAACGTCCAGTTCTTCCAGAAGACCGGCATGGTATCTGATGCACAGAATAAAGTCCAGAAAGCCTATCAGAACGAACACGGCTCCGAACTTGCGGACCTCCGTTATGACGCTTACACGGGCCTGGCACAGGATATTGAATACATGCTCGTCAACTCCACAAAGAAAGTAGACGGCTCGGCTACTGTACAGCCCCGTTCCGGCGGCGTACCGTTCTTCATGCAGCAGAACCTTATCGACGTCACCGTAACCACCACGGATAACACCGTCACGTCGTCCACGGAAACCCACCTGGCTACCGGCGATATCTGCTACTTTGTTGCTGACACCATGCCGACGGGCCTCAAAGACGGCCTGTACTACTACGTACGCGTAGACAGCACCAACAGCAAGAAACTGACCATCTTTGATACGCAGAAAGGCGCTATCGAAAACATCAAAGACGACCAGGTAACATTGTCGGCCGCTGGCACGAACGTCAAGATCGTAACGAACAACGTCCTCTCTTTGGGCAAGAAACGCACGTACACCCTCGACGACATCAACAACGCTATGGAAATGACGTCCAAACGCGGCGGTCATCCTACACAGGCGTATATGTCCTCGTCTAAGTACCGTGAATTCATCAAGCTCGTCCTGGCTACCATGACGGCTACGCGCAAAGGCAATGAAAAGGCCAATGCCACGGAATTCGCTACGTCTTACCAGGGTGCCTTTGGCCTCGTCAATGCAAACGTCCATCCTATCTATCCGGACAACCGTATCGACATCCTCGACCTGTCGTATTGGGATATGAAGTACCTCGTCAAACCGCACGAAGTACCGCCCGAAAAACTCAGTAAAGACGGCACGTACGAAAAATTCGTCATCGAAGCCAGCCTGGGCCTCAAAGGCACACAGCCGAAAGCGTCCTGCTCCATCGTTGACATTAAGCGATAGTCAATTCCATAAGAGAAGGGGTTCACGCCCCTTCTTTTTATATAAAAGGTGGTGACCCTGCATGATAACGAAACAGAAGATTTACCAGAACGGCGACGAAATCTGCTTGCGGAACACTGTCGACGTATCGAGTGCCGTGGATGCGGCCCGGCGCGTCAATGAGATTGACAACGGCGGCTGGGCCGGCGATAAGAACGAACGGATTCAGCTCATGGGCTTCATCCCGCCGGAATTCTGGGGATTCGACCCGTGGCTCATCTGCGCGAAACGGGCTGAACTCGAAGGGAACCAGGCGAAATATCAGTACTACATCCAGAAATTCTTTAGTGTATGGAAGCAGTTCGCCGTCAACCACAAGAAACGTACGTGGCGTGGGGCGGTGTTGCTGTGATGATTACCGCCAAATCGCTCAAACAGCTCATTCGCTACAAGCTGGGGGATAACACCGAAGTCCAGTACAGCGACTATGATATCCTCCAGGCCATCAACGAAACTCTGCGCTATGTCAATCAGTATTACATCAACAGCGACTTCCTCGAAAAGGTCCAGCACTACCGGCAGGACGAGATGAACCGGGAAATCGACGAGTACAATGCCAGCTTATCGACGGACCCGTCCGACGAAACGGCAGAGAAACCGACGCCGAAAGAGCATATCGACATGCCGATTACTGGTGTAGATCTACCCGACGACTTCCTTACTCTCGTTCGTATCGTTGACGGCCACGGGCGCGACCTTCATCCAGGAGACGCTATCCGGCCGCCGCGCTGGGATGAATACAAGATATTCCAGAACAAGCTCTATGCCGGGGTGAAAGACGTGGATATGCTCTATAACGCCGCGTTCCTTGGTATCACTGACCTCGATACCGGGAAAATCGACCTGCCAGCCGTCTTCCTTGATTCCTTGTGTAAGCTGGCCTGCATGGTCCTTACACCGACACCGGACGGCGATACCATGCAACAGGCCGTGGAAGCGGCCCTGGCCAATGTCGTACCCATGCGGAAATACGCCAATACGGAAAAGCGCATGCCGTTCATCTGCTAGGGGGTGACTGAATGAAAGTAGAAGATGCCATTACCCGTATCCGGCAGGAGACGCACGATATCAGCAAGGAATACAGCGACGAACGTTGCCTGCAATTCCTCAACACCGCCACGCAACAGGTGGCAAGCTTGCTCATTGGTGCTAAATGGCCGGTACTCGTAGAGGAAACGACCATGAGGGAAGGGGATTCCATCCCCAAGAACTATATGAACGCTTGTGGGACGTATCCCCTGTCCATGACGGCCGGGACCGTGCATGTCACCGACCCGGACATTACCGCCGTGAAATTCAGGTATTTTGCAACGCCCGCCCTCATCGAAAGCACGACGAAAGAGCTGCCGTTCAACCACGACGCCATCAACGATATTATCGTCAAATCGGCGGTCCTCCTGGCACTCAATGAAAATGAGTACGACATAAGCCAGGATACGAATATCGTCAATGCCTTACAGCAGGCAATCAGCACAGGAATGAGTTGATGCTATGGCAGAATACAAGAAACAAGTACTGACATTCCCGGACCTTCCGACCGCTATCCAGGGCGACGGCAGACAGCTTATATCCCTGTTGCGGAAGTACCTGAAATCCGTCAATGAGCAAGTCAACGTAGCCAATGGATTCACGGCAGACGATGTAGACGCCTCGAATAAAGGCGACTTCCCCATGCCGCGTAACTTTACGCTGACGTTCGACCGGCTGGGCGGGGTACTCAACTGGGACGCCGTTGACGACGCCGACCTGGCTTACTACGAAGTCCGCACCAACGCCGACGTCGGCAACGCCTATGGCCTGCTAGAAAAGACCGTAGCTACATCCAGCCTGTCTATTCCTACAACGGCCAGCGGCAAGATATACCTGTTCGCCATCAGCAAGCACGGCAAGGTATCCAACGGACGGACCATCACGTATAACAAACGGAGGCCGTCCGCACCGTCTGATATATCCTTCACTAAGAACAACGAAGGGACACTCATTACCTTCCTGGAGATACCGTCTAACTGTATCGGTGCCAACCTGTACATAGACGGCGTGAAGTATCAGACCGTGGATAACGTCTTCCTGTATCCGAACCCGGATATCAAAGAGCTGTATATAGCCTATTACGACCAATTCGGAGAAGGTGAACGTGCTTACCTATCCTGTTTTGTCCCGAACATCACAGGCTTCTGGGTAGAAAAGAACGGGGCCAACCTGTATTTCTACTGGGATGCTTTATCTATCTACAATATCAAGTACGTCGTGAAAGTCGGGCAGACGCAGGAATGGGAACAAGGTACGGAAATCTTCCGCTCGAAGGTCAACAAATACCGCTATATCCGGCCGAACGAAGGGAACTATTACTTCATGATAAAGGCCGTCGACGACCACGGCAACTATTCCGTGGATGCGACCTGGTATTACCTCTCCAGCGACCCGGAAATAAATAAGAACGTCATCCTCGACTATAACCAATACAAGCTGGGCTATAGCGGGATAAAGACGAACATGTATTACAACGCGGCCATGGAAGGCTTGCGGCTGGAAAAGGAATCCTTCAACGGCGAATACCTCATGAAAGTATCGTTGCCGCAGAAGATAAAGGCCCGTAACTGGATTGACTGTAAAATCAACGCCGTCACGGAGCAGACGTTAAGGGTGTGCGACATGACCTTTACTGTCGACAGCTACGAGGCGTCGCACATCCTGGTATGCGGTATCCTGGGCGACCTGGACGGCGTAGAGCTTAAAAAGCAGATAGCCCGGTATACCGGCAAGACCGATGATACCTTTGACGCTGTTATCGACGGCACGAGTAAGGCCACGGGCGGCGCACTGCTGACGGAGAAGAACACAAGCTATGCCCCGGTACGCTGGAACGACGGCGCACTCATCACCGATGTGGGCCAGCTGGAATACTCGTGCAGTATCCCCGAAACGTTCTCTATCGGATTCTGGTTCAAGAAGACGGCCCCGCTCACAGACTGCTTCATTGCAGAGATGCGCGGGAACAAGCCGAACCAGACGGACTATATCGCCGTCAAGGATATGACCTTCACCGTCGACAGCTACGAAGCACAGCATTTAGGCGCTGACGGCATATGGCGCGATATTACGCTGTACATCGGCTATGACAAGCGGACGGACTCGTTCTACGTACGGGATACTGTCAATGAACGGATACTCAGCTTACAAATTGATACTGCAGATAGGGACTGGCTGTTTTTCGGACTCGCACAGAGTGCCGACAAGCGGCTTTTCTTCATCCGCGAATTCGACCTTGATACGACCAAATACATCAAGGCGTTCATTCCGCCGTGTGGTACATTTGATCGTATTTTCTTTAACCCAAAGGAGTAAAAGCACATGAATAAAGATGAAATGAAAATCAAAGGCTCTTTGAATGTTGTCATCCATCACTCCAACGGCGACGTAGAAACCCGCCATAAAGACAACCTTATCTTGAACGGCGGTTTTGACTATATCTGCGCCGCTATGGCCAACCCGACGCGCCCGGCCGTCATGGGATACACGGCAGTTGGCACAGGCACGACCGCTGTTGCCGCTACACAGACTGCATTGGTTACAGAACTCAAGCGGAAAGCGGCCAGCTACGCTCATAGTTCCGGCACGAAAGTCTTTACACTGACGACGACCTTTGCCGCCGGCGAAGCTACCGGCGCCATCACGGAAGCCGGTATCTGCAACGCCGCAAGCGGTGGCATGTTCCTCGACCGCGTCGTATTCGACGTCATCAATAAGGCCGCTGACGATACCATGACGACGACCTTCCAGTTCACCTTGTCGTAACGCCTATGGATATTGCCAAAACGTTCACGCTGTACAAGCTGGCAGATACCACGTTCACCCTATCTGACAGCCGTGCCAGCAGGACGCTTGATGCTTTTGGCAAAATGGCGTACAGCGCGACGAATAAGGAAACCGTCTGGCTGCTGGAAGAATACGACAGAAGGCATGGAAAGCCCAGAATCATATTCGACACCGCACTCAGATACTACAGAGCGTCCGAAATCAACGACAAGGTATCCACCATCACGACGCCCGTTGATGAGCTGTACCATTATCTCTACAATACCCGGCCGCTGGAAAGCCTGCATACGGCAGACAAACGGAAGATTGCCAGTACCATCAGATTAAAGGACGCATGGGCCGTTCGGGAAACGTATTGGGATAACGTGTTATTCAATATGCACTGCCTCGAAAGTCTGAAAGTACTGGAAATCAAGAAGAGCGGTATGGCATTGGGGACGAAAAGGGAGTCTTTTTCACTGAAAGACAACGAGAAAAACCAATTCGCCAAAAAACAGCGCTATTCGCTCCATATAGACGATAAAAATTTTAAGCGGCTAACTATATCTAAACACGAGCTAACGAAGCTCACAGAGGCATATAGAAGGGCGAACATATGGAAGCGGACGGCGAAAGAGATAGTTCTCGTTGCGGATAAGGAAAAATCGCAGACACGGAAGGAAACAGCCGAAGATATTGCCGTAAAGGAACGGCCTATCAAGGCTGTTTTCATCAATCCGTGGGAAGCGGTAATCATTGTCGACGATGCGACGGCCTTTTTCAACTGGTTTTGTTCGGTACAGGAAACGTTGTCTATTGCGGAGTATCACAACAAGCTCGTACACGCTACGAGGACGGAATCATTACGGATAACTCTGGCACTACCAAGAAAATTGTCACGGGCGTTCCAGGAAACCATAACCGCTATAGAACGATATATGAGCCACGCACAACCGAAATACGATGAAATGGCAGTGACATTTACGGACGGCGAAAACAAAGCCCTTGAGGTTGTCCGTAGCGAAATGATTCATACGACGGAAATATACTGGGACAATGTGTTATTCCTCATCCACATTTCAGAGAATATCCGGACCACGGAAGCCGTGAAGAAGACGGCCGTCAAACAGCTGGACGACGCCTTTAGCTTCATGGATTCATTGCGTAGAGCATCTCGATTAAATAAAGAGGAAAACCTGGCCGTTATTGAGGAAAAACGGCAGGCCATAGAACATGAGTTGTATGACGGACTGCATATCATGGACGAATGGCGGAATGATATGCGCACATTGGCGCGTGAACAGGTAAAGGCTATGGACTACATCACCAAACATGCCACGTCGGCGCAGTTCGATGAGTTCCATGTACGGGATGACTATAAAAAGATATGGCAGACCGTGCAAACCTTCCGGGAAGAGCTGAAAACACTCGATAAAGTGTACCGGAATATCTACGCCATTCGTGATGATCGTATCGCCATCGCCGATAAACGGCTAGTGAAACTCGAACGTACCCTGCATGAAGCCGTGGAAACCGACGAGTCCTTTAACCGGGATATGGCTTTTATCCGTGGATTCGAGGACCTTGCCCGTATCGGTGACGGCCTCACACGGGATATAGGAAAGAACCCGGCCGAAGATATTGCCTTGTATGACGCGTTCGTAAGGGCTAGTAATTCCTACGTCGAGTCGGTGCAGGTGCTCTCATCGTTCAAGGAAATGGATGGCTTTACGGCCATGTCGGATACGCCACCATTGTACGAACAGTTCACGGACTTCAATGTAGGGGACTACGAATACGAAAAAGCCCTCTTGCGGCTCCGTGTGGTCAGTAAGGCCACGCAGGCACAACCTTTGTTGTACGATGTATCGCCGCACGTCGATATCGACGATACCGACGATAAGGGTCAGCTTGAAATCAAGGATACAACAGCGGCCACGAAAGTCTATTACAACAAGCATTACTATAACGCCCCGGAAGTCAATGCCATGGTCAAGGGCGGTACAGGCACGACGACGCCCGTACCGAATATCCTCACGACCGACGGGCAGGACAACAAAGGGCGCTACTTTGAAATCGAATTACTGAATAGTTCCGGCAACCGTACAACGGGTATCGTCTCGTGGGTTGCGAAAGGATGGTAATATGCAGGAATATAACAAACTGGTCACGACGGACGCCTGTAATACGTACCTGGAGAAAGCGGACAAGAATATTCAGTCCGTAGCCAGTACGTTCTCCGGCACGGCGTTCCCGACGACAAACCTTAAAGTCGGGATGCTGTGCATGCGTACTGACGACAGCAACAATATCTATAAATTGACGTCTGTATCACCCGTAAAGTGGGAGTTAGTACCGTCTAAATCTTACGTCGATAACGCCGTTACTACCGGCGTGAAGAGTATCACGAATTTCAAAGGGGCCACCTCGACCGCCGCCGGCGCGGCTGGCCTTGTACCGGCCCCGGCCAAAGGGATGCAGACCGACTACTACCTGTCGGCGGGTGGTACATGGAAGAAGGTACAGCAACGCTCCATTAAAGAAGTCATCGACATTGTCCATCCTGTCGGCAGTATCTGGGAAACCACGACGACCGACGACCCCAATACCTTATGGGCTGGTACGACATGGGTCAAGATGGACGCGGGGCGTGTACTGGTATCAGCTGGCACGTACACCGAGGGCAGTGATACGTATACTTATACCCTTGGCGATAAAGGCGGCGAGGCTAAACATCAAAGCACTATCGAGGAAATGCCGTCGCATGGTCATGCAGTTAGTATTAGTCATGCCGATTTACGAGGCTCAATGACCCATACTGATGACAACAGCCTAACGGGGGGTGTAAATATTGGCGTTAGTGGGATTATATCCAAAGAAACTGCATGGGGCCATTACGGAGGTCCTGCGTCCGGTGATGGTGTAACAGCGAGGATTAATATAAACGCGTCTCATGGCCATAATGCAAGTATAGGCAATTCTGGCGGTAGTGGCGCTCACGAGAACCGTCAACCCTATACAGTCGTCAATCGTTGGAAAAGGACCGCTTAGGCCGTGCGCTTCCATCTGTTAATGACTTGATACGGTGGTCTGTTTTCATGCCTTACGTTGCCGCCTGTATTGGCAATGGATATGGTATGAGAGTGCGCCCCGGCTGTTGTCGTCTGATTCAAGAAATCCCACGCCGCTGACCCATTATAGGATGAATGTCCATTGCCGCCGTCGTTGTACCAATACCCATGCGAATGATTGCCATCTGTACTGCATGATACACCATGCCCATGTGCGGCTAGTTCCTCGGTAGAGAAAGGAGATTTTATGAGAGTTTTTCAGATTTTAGATAACAACATCCTTATCATCAAGGACAATGAGCAGTACACCGATACTGCCGATAATTTCAAGGCAGACAGCGGCCTTTCCAGCCTGCCTGCCAAAGTCATTTACGACGACACCCAGAAACAGTGCCTTGTGGATGACGATTTCAAAGACTATCCCAACGCCGAATATGACGGCTATATCGACAACGTGACGGCCTATATCGAGGCGAAAGCGAAACGGGAATATGTACCGCCCACGCTCAATGAATTAAAGGCGCAGGCGCTTAGTGTGCAGTACAGCAAGTACCTTGCCAAGAAGGAAGCCCCCGTTACCGTGGATGACCTGCAATTCAGTACCGACGAAAAGAGTCAGCGTGAATGGCAGATTGCCCTTACCTTGATTAGTGATAAAGGGCCGTATAAAGTCCATGACTCGTCCAACAGCCTCGTATTGGCCGATGTAACGAAGGAACAGCTCATGAAAGCCGGAGAAGCCGCCAGAGCGCAACAGCTTGCGGCTTACGAGTGGTTTATGAGTATCCGCGACGCCATCAATAATTGCAAGAATGAAGAAGAACTCGCGCCGTATATGACCTAATGAACGGCATGGTTAAGCCATTCTTGCACTATTTACGATAAAGAACACATAAAGAGCAGTGATAAACCGCGTAGTTTAGCCGTTATCCTGCTCTTTTCTATTGACATAAAAGAACACGTTAAGAACAGAAGGTGATTGTAACGAATGAGTAATGTTGCAATAGATTTGACTAAAACCGTAAAAGAAATCATCACGACGATGAAGACGGCTATCGACAATCTCAACTCCGACGTGGCGACCAATAAGACGGCTATCGACAATCTCAACTCCGACGTGGCGACCAATAAGACGGCTATCGACAATCTCAACTCCGACGTGGCGACCAATAAGACGGCTATCGACAATCTCAAAACCCAGATTCTGGAGGCCGTGTATCCCGTCGGCTCCGTCTACGTCAGTATCACGGACAGTCGCAACCCGGCAAATATCCTCGGCTTCGGCACGTGGGAAGCCCTCCCGGCTGGCTACGGCCTCGTAGCACAAGGCACGGCCACGGCGGAAGATGGCAGTACGCTCACCTTTACACCTGGGCAGAAGTCGGGCGAATTTAAGCATCAAATCACTGTCGGAGAGATGGCGGAACATTCCCATACCCTATATGGCAGTGACTCGGATAATCCATTGATAACCCATACCAATTATTCGGACGCCCCGGACTCGAGAAAGTGGACAAAAAATTATCACAATTGGGTTAATTCAATGACTAGTGCTGGTGGTAACCAGTATCACAATAACCTATCCCCGGCTATAGCAGTTTATATTTGGAAGCGTGTCAGCTAATTCTATGCCAACCATATACGGCTATTCCAGGTGAGATATTATTGTGGCGTTGATTATTACCGAAAGATATGCTAATCTTCGCCCCACAAGCGTTTTCCGTGGCGGCTGACGGGAACCGCACACCACCAACCGAACTGTGTAATACACCGCTTTCTGCTTTGTTGTTACCCCATATTAAGTACGTCCCGACAGTCCCAGACACTTCCGGCAATTCCCCGACAGTTAGGCGGTACGCCTCCAGCAAAAGCAGGATACACAAGGAGCAACATTGCTATGATGTTGGTTATTACCAAACTCGATACGATAGCCATAAATAATCCCATTTCTATCTGCGCCGTTAGTAACAATCCCTGATTTATCGCCGAAATCTGTACCAGAGAAAACCCCGTTTGCAAATCGGGCGTGATAGGCAGGAACAGCACAACCAAAGGTACCTTTAATCTTCGGCAACTCTCCGACAGCTAAATAGAGTCAATAGCTTTTCGTAACTCGTGGATTGTCTTGTGGGTATAGTCATGTTTTGTGACACCTCGGCAAGCATGACCTAAAATCTTTTTCACGGCGGTATCATTGGCTCCTGAGCTATCTAATAGCGAGGCGCATGTATGCCTGCACTCGTGAATGGTGTGATTCATTTTGAAAGCGGCCATGATTCTATTAAAGCGGCGTCGAAAGGCGTCGTAAGTATATGGTGTGCCGTCTTCCTGCTGGCAGATATAGGCTTGATTTTTCCGTTGTACGAACCATGGGTAAATATTCTTATGAATCGGGACAGCACGGCCCTGTCCGGCGGCGGTCTTTGACTTACGGACGATGAAATAATGGCTCCGCCACTTCACGTCTTGCGGCGTCAATCGTAGATATTCACCGATACGAAGCCCGGTATAGATGAGTATAAGCACGTCCTGCACGGCCGGCATAGTATCCACGGCGCGCCATAATTTATTGCGCTGGCGGACGGTGAACGGCTTTTTCTTATACTTGCGTATATGCGGCTTTAGCTCTACATACCTTGCGTAGTCCGTGGTGACAATATCGTATTTGATGGCGTATTTGTACAGCTGCCCCATGAGTCCGCGGCATTTCTTCTGGGTACAGTACCCGGCTTGAATATCATCCACGACGTCCTGCAAATGGCCGTAACGGATACGGCGGAACGGCATGTCGTGCAACTTCTGGCAATAGCGGTATGCGTTATCGTAGCTCTTGCGGCTGGACAGGGACAGCCTGTCGTACTTAGTAGCCTTCCAACGGGCGAACAGCTCACTGAAAGTAATATCGTCGTCCAATAGTGGCGACTCATTGATAGACGAAAGGTAGGCGATTCCATGCTCAAACGTATCGAAGTACCCCAATATCTTTTGTCTTCCATCCACGGTCTTTTTCACGACAAACGGCCTCCGCCGATTCCCCGGCAGTCTATAACAGGCTCCGTATCCATTCGGTAATCTCATGTGTATCACTCCATTTTTTTGAATAATTATAACAAGGTGGTGATATTTTGACAGTAGAAGTTGGAGAATTCATTGTCGTTGGCAGTGCGCTGGCCGGCGGGATGATATGGATTTGCAAGGCCTTCACGGCCCCACTCAAGGAAACGCTCCTCAAGGTGAACGATACCTTGGCTGAATTAGACAAGACTATCCAGGGGGAGCGGGAACACCGGCACGAGCTGGAGAAGGATGTGCAATGCATCAAGGACACCACGCAGGATAACACGCGCCGTATCGAAGATATTGAAGAAAGTATCGAGAAAATCACAGGTGGTTAAATGAAAAGTAAAATCGTGGCCCTTGGCCAGTGGGGTCAGAAACACTGGCTCCAATTAATCATCATCATGAGCATTTTGATGATGATATTTTTGTTCCTCGTGCTGTTCAGTTGGCTTTTTGGCTACTGGAGCAATGCGCTGAGAGGGACGCATTTTGAATTGATGAGCTGCTGGAGCGGCGTTACGGCTGTTATCGGTGGTATCGCGACAGTTGTAGGTCTTGGCAAGGCATGTTGGACGAAATACGGCTATGATAGTCGTTTCAACTCCGCACGATACGCAATGCCAGTACAACCGCAAAACGCGCCTACAGCGGCAAATAACACAGAAAAAACGAAAGGATGATGACTATGTTAGGAGAATTAAGCGCACAGTACGAAAGCAACGGCGACCCGGCCTGCATCAGTGACGGCTACGGCGACCCCGGCGGAAAATCATACGGGACGTATCAGTTCAGTTCCAATGCTGGCAGTCTGGGGCAGTTCGTCAGCTGGCTGAACAGCAACTATCCGCAGTACGGGGAACAGCTCAACGCATATCCGTTGTGCAGTGACAGCTTTGATGAAGCATGGCGCAACATTGCGGCCAGTGACAGTGACGGCTTTGCGCAGGCACAGCATGAGTATGTCAAGGCGGCGTACTACGACCCGGCCGTGCAGATTCTGGCAGACAACTACTGGCATATCGAGAACCATCACGACGTTCTCCAGGATGTCGTATGGAGCCGTGCTGTACAATATGGCGTCGGGAATATCCTCGACATGTGGACCGAAGCCGTTCACAGCATGTTCAATGCACAGACGGGCAACTATGACGGCTATCCGAATTTGAGCTACATCGACTCCCCGGAATACGACTACGATTTCATCGTGGCCGTATACAGCGTATGCAAGACCCCGGAATGGAACAGTTCATCGCTCCGGGACAGCTTGAACAACCGTTTCGACAGTGAAATGCATGATGCATTGTCGCGCTTATAGGAGGTGATCCATTTTGTATCTTCCGCAGCTGAAAGAGGAGGTTGATAAGATTGCCGAAAATAAAAAGACCCTTATTGTATCTTGCGTTGTCCTTGTCCTTGTGTTCGCCTTTGGCTGGCTTTTGTGCCGATACTACGACGGCCGCGCCCGTGCAGACAGTGCAGATGTCACTCGAACAGTACAATCAGTTAAAGACGACAATCAGAGAGCAAGAGAGAACGTTAGCACAGCTACAGAGCAGATTAGACAAGCTGGACAGCAACTCGACAGCCTTGCAGAATCAATTGACGCAAGCGAAAGAACAGTTGACGACAACAAGGCAGTCATTGACGACAGCCGACAGCTCATTGAGTCAAGCCAGCGAAGCCTTGAACAGGCAGAGTCAATCCTTAGCGACATTGACAGAGCAAATCAACTCAATGACTAAGAAGGAAGCCAGGCTGACCCGGCAACGGGATACGTGGGCCGTGGCGGCCGGCGTCCTTCTGATTGGCTGTATCGCGAAGTAGGGGGGGGAGAATATGAGAAGACTGAACAAACATCAGACACAGTCCGTCGTCTTCTCATCCCTCGTCGGTGGTGTAAATGTATCGCAGGCCCCGGAACAAATCGACGCGTCGGATTTACAGATAGCGCAGAATTACATTTATTCGCGCGACAGTAAACGCTTGACGGGACGTGATGGGCTGGGCCTGCTTTATACCATGGACGGGAACGAGAGCGTACGCGATATGTGGTATGACGTAGACACCAACTTATTACTGGTTTTCACGAACCATAATAAAGCCTATAAGTACATCATCGGCCAGACCCCGGAATATATCGGCGACCTGGAAGGGAGCTACGACCCTGTTTGCGCGAAATTCATGGATAAGGTATGGATTGCCAGCGGCGGGAAACTCCAGTATTACGACTATACACAGAACGGCCAGTTGACTGTAGTCCAGGACAGCCCGACGTGTAATATCGTATTCCAGCGGTTCTCCCGGATTGCGGTATCTATGGACGGCACGGACGGCTTCTATCTGTCCGGCGTCGGCGACGGTACAGACTGGGCCGAAGATACGAACCGGGCCGATAAAGAACAGTGGTTAGACGTCGGCTACGGCGACAGCGGCGATATAGCTGCCATCGTACCCCTTGCGACCGATATCATTTTCATCAAGACCAACGGGAAAATATATCAGCTGTCGGGGGATGCAGAACCTTCTAATTGGCAGGTGACGGAGATTGCCAATAATACCGACATTGCAGGCACGAGATGTGCCGTCAATATCGGCAGTTCCGTCATATTCCAGTCCATACGCGGCCTAAAGACTTTATCAGCCGTCATGGAATATGGGAACATCCAGTCGGCCGATATCGGCGATAAATTCAACGCCTTATTGACGACGAACATGTATGAACCGCGGTTCTATCATCTGCAACGGCACTGCATGATACTCATCCGCCCGACGAGTGATTATAAGTACTTTGTGGCCTATAACTATCTCCTGGGCAGTGCGACGACCCTTGAATTCAACATGCCGATAGACAGTATCGTGGAAACGACGTCCACTATCATCGTAGCCAGCGGCGGCAAGCTGTACGCCTGGGATTCGCAGTACCTCGACGACGACGGCAAGCCTATCGAGTACATCCTCAAGCCGAAGGCCACTATCAGCAGTGAACAGATGCTCCTAAAGAGCGTAGATACGAAGTTCACGGCCGATTATGCAGGCAAGGCGGAATTCATCGACGGCACTCTGGATGTGACAGTTCCCACGGCAGAGCGTAATAAGTTCCGGTGCAACCACTCGACGGATTGCCTGGACATTACAGTAAAGTCGAACGATCGGTTCACGGTAGACCATATTATTCTAGAAATTGCAGACCTTTAGGAGTGATAGAATGGAAAGCAAGGAATTAAGTGAATGGATAAGGATATACGAAGAAAAGACAGGCGATAAATTCCAGGCCCTGGCGGGATTCACTACGTGGTATCTGCCAGACCGGGGATTTTGCCAGTGGAAGCCCATGCCGGAAAACAAGGCTATCCTTTGCTGGAACCTTTGCAATGACGCTCATTTCTGGCGGGACGCCCTGGAATGTATGGGCCTTCAATTTGGCTACGACCGTATCATTACTATCTGCATCCTGCCCATTAAGCCGTATATCCGTTTATGGGGCTGGAAGATAATGCAGGATTTTGATACCAACGGCGTACACCGCTATATCTGTATGGATAAGCAGGGGCGCGAAGTCGTCTGCACCCCGAAGGAAAACGACGACGGCACGATTGATTATTACGTTACCAATGAACTCAGACGGCCGTACAAGCCGTGGAAAAACGCGAATGAAAGGGAGTGATTGAATGGGAAAGAAAAGTAAGTCCAGCAGCTCGTCTCAGACCTACACCCCGTCGGCCGAAGAAAAAGCCCTGCAACAGCAGGCCGTGGAATACTCGAAATACGTCATGCCGAACGCGAAGAAACTGAACGACACCGCCGCGAACCTGCTGTACGGCTCTTTGGGTAGCACACAGGTGGATTACAATGGCCTCATGAACAATGCCCTGGACCAAATCAAATGGGGCCAGCAGGGCCTCAGAGGACTGGCGCAAGGGCAGATACCGACGGCCTACCAGGACGTCATGGAAGCCAGTATCAAGAAGGGCGTGCAAGGCTCTATGGGCAACCTCTTACAGGATATGGGCGCCCGTGGGGTAGTGAATAGCTCCGTCATGGATACCGGCCTTAAAGGTATTAGCGACAGTGCCAGTGACGCCATGGCACAGAACTGGCAGAATACGGTATCGCAGTTGGCAAATATCTACGGCCAGAATATCGACGCCGCAGGCCAGCCGATTGCCGCGGCGGGGGCTGCACAGGAGGGTGCACAGCAACCGGCCCTCAACCTTTGGAACGCCTCTTTGGGCCTCAATGGCTCGACAACGGGCGCATTGGGCGCACTGGCAGGCAAAGGCACGACGACCACGACGCAGAAGACAAGCGGCGGCGGCCTGTTCGGGGGTATCCTCACCGGCCTTGCCAGCAACCCGGCTATTTTCTGTTTTGCACCGGAAACGAAAGTGCGCCTGGCAGATGGTTCCGAAGTGCCGATTACCGACGTCAAAGTCGGCGACAAGGTACTTTGTCCGCATGAAGACGGCACGGAATCCGAAGAAACGGTCCTGCATACCATGGAACCGCATTATAATGACGTATGGAACCTTGTATGTAAGGACGGCGTAGATACCCACTATGTCATGGCCACCTTGACACAGCCGCTACTCACGGAAGATAAAGGATTCGTTGAAATCAGTGACATGACGTTAGGGGCGAACCTCAAAGGACGCGGGAAAATCGTCAACATGGTTTACGCCGGGGAACGTAAAGTATATGATCTGCACGTTTCCGGGAACAATAACTACTATGCAGACGGTTTTATTGCCAAAGGCGGCAGTACCGACAATTGGGTAAAGGAGGATAATTAATGGCAGCCAAAAAGTATAACTATATCGAAGACAATATCAGCCAGAATTATGCACCACGGCAGTATTCTGCTCCCTTCACGACACAGGCGTTGCCGCAGCTGAACTTTGCACAGTACGCGTTCCAGGACCCTAAATTTGCACTGGGGATGCTCATCGGCAATGCCGTTGGAGCGAATATCTTGAACCGCAAGCAGAAGGAAGCTGACCAGATGCTTTTTAGACAAGACAACCCGGTATCCATGCCGGACAATGTGCCTTTGTATGATACCAGCACCACGCCTACCCTGGCAGACGGTAAAACCGCCGCCGTCGGCAATGCATATAGCGGTTTTGGTGCCAACCCGTCGCAAGTATCGACCGATTTTCTGTCTAACTTGCAGGGCGTAAACGGACGGCTGAATTACAATACCGACACCGGGGCTGTCAACTATCAAATGCCGACATTCCTGCCGTCGATGTATGCAGAAAACAACCTGGGAAAATATTATCCTACAGCTACTGACGCGGACGGCAATATGATAGGCAATATCTCGTTCGCGGACTACCTCAACAACCAGAGCAAGGCGGGCCAGGGGCAGGGCCTCTTTGACTTCAATGCCTTGCAGAAAATGGCCGCTGACGACGCCGCAAAGGCCGCTGCGAAGAATCCGCAGGCGACCGTAGCGCAGAGCATGGGCGTCCTGCCGACGGCCAATGTAGACGTCCCGTCTAAATCCGATAGCTACATCCCGGCCATTACAGGCAGGCTTGGCAATCCGATTAACGGCAGCCTGTCTATGAGCGGATTCAATTTCAACAGTAACGACCCGTACAGCAAGTTCTACAGTCTGAATTTAAAAAGCGGTGGTGACGTCGCCGACGCGTCGCCCGTTACAGCTACGTCGGCACAGACCACAGTACCCGGCATGATTGCGCCGGGTACTGTGGATACCAGTAACGGCCTTCCGAAAGTGCGCGTGACCGAAATCGACGGTAAACACTATATCCTGCCAGCGACGGGGGCCGACGGGAAGACACTCGACGAAAACCAGACGGCGTATAACTTCTATGAAACCGGGAATACGTTAGGTGTATTCGATAATAAGAAGGACGCGAAGAAATACGCCGACCAAATCAATAAGGATGCGGGCAGTAACCCCGTACCGGCCGTCCATGCCATGGAAGCACAGCCCACCGATGAAGCACCGATAAAGGATGTGCAGCCTATCCAGCCCGTGGATAACCAGCCGATTAAGCCTGTAGACAATCAGCCTATCAAGGAAGGGCCGGCGCCGATACAGCCTGTAGAAGGGCCGATTCAACCCGTGGATGCTACGGCACCGACTGATACACAGCCGACGGCGCAGGCCAACACACAGGCGGCTACGCAGACCCCGCAGGCCAATGTCACAATCACGCCAGGCCGGCAGGCAAGCGCTCCTCAGACCACAGCCGCGCAGACCGATACCGGCATATTCCCTAGCGACCCGCAGAAATTGATGGACCGTCTCTTCCCTGGCGAAACGCAGATTGATAACCCGTACTACAAAGACCTGCTCGACCAGTACAATAAGGAAACCGACCCGGCGAAGAAACAGTCACTCATGGATAAGCTTAACAATACGCCGGCCTATATGCTCCGCAGTGACAACCCCTATTACATGGCGACTAAGACCTTGTATGACAACGAAAAGGACGCAAATAAGAAGAAGGAATGGCAGGCCGCCCTAGACAACCTGCCACGGTATAACATCCGCCCGTTCGACCAGGTAGAGCAGAGCCTCGAAACGGATATGAACGGCGGCCACCCGAAACACATTGACGCGCAAAAGAACGAGTCTGACTTTGTCCATTGGGCCATCCAGCACGACATGCCGATTGACGTCGTGAACTCGACACTTGAACGGTATAGACCTGTATGGCAAGCCGAAGAGAAGCAGTACAATGACTATCAGACCAGCAAATTGTATCCGCTGTATTACCAGGCCGCTATGGACGGCCAGTATGATACCGCCGCTACGATTGCCCAGAGCATGGCCCGGTACAACCCGCAACTGTCGGCGCAGATGCTGGCAACCCTGCCGAACGGCTTGAACTACTACGCAACGGCCGATGCAAAAGAACGCGCGGCCACGGCGCAACGGTATAAGCAATCCAATATGGGCTTGCAGAATAAATATACACTTGGCCAAATCGTAACGCGTGGCAAGATCGAGGATAACCAGTTGAATAAGCGGGAAGCTTATGACTGGAAGAAGACGCAGTATACCACGCAGGCACACGCGGCAGAAGTAGCCGCTACCAATGCGGCAAGAATTGCCGCCGCCAATGTGAGAGCGGCCGCAAAAGGCAAAGGCAGTGGTGGTTCGTCTGGTGGTGGTTCTGGGGATGTCAAATTCTCCGAAGCCAAAGGCGTCATTGAACTGCATAACAAATGGGTAAATGCCCATAAAGGCGATGACGATTACCAGGAATCGAACAGCCCGTATTACAATGCATATCAAGACGCTATTAAAACAATCAATGACCATTTTGGTGAAGGGATGCTTGACCCCGATGACCCTCAAAATGGTTACAGTAATGCTTGGCATAATGCCACTATCCTTCTCCAGCAAAATTATGCACTAGGCAATAAGTACAATATGTATGAAATGGAAGATATCATCAAGCAGAAATGCGGGCAATGGGCCAATGCTATCAACCAGAAATTGGCTGACGGAGATGGAGATGTTTCTTTCTATGATTATGCATTGGATGCCCCGGATTATTAATAGGAGGTAAATATGGCACTTAGTTATCTCGATAAGGCCGCTTATGAAGCTGGCGTATATAAAGACAAAGGTAATGACGACGATACGCAACAGGATACTTCTTCTGAGGATTCCGGCTATTCGGCGTCTGGCATATTGAGCGCCGCCAAGAATTTTCTCGAACACCCATTCCAGGGCATGGGTACTGTCATTGCCCCTAACTACACACCTCGTCCCCTCGACGACAGCGTGTACTCGGATATCCCGGGTACACCTGTTGCCAGCGGGCAGTTCGGGGAACTCGAAGACGAAAGCGTCCGTGATGAACGCATGAAAGATTCTGCCGACTACATGGCGGCTAACTGGCCGCGTCTGTACGGCGGAGTCGTTGCGGCAGACGAAGGCCTGGCTAACGTCGTCGGCGGCATCCAGAACGCCGTCGGCGGTGGCAATGGTATCTTGACGAATGTACAGCGTGCCGAAGAGGGGATGCAGAACTATCGTGACCAGTGGAACAACGAATACGGCGACAGCTATTTCTTGAACCCGAATAAGTTTGCAACGGACGCCGGTTCTGTCATCGGTTCATCGGTACCCATCATGGCATTCTCGGCCCTCATGCCGGGCGCCGCTGTTGCAGGTGGTACGCGTGCCTTGACGTCTGCTTTGTCCCGTGCCGGGTTAGGGCGCCTTGCCATGTCGAAAGCCGGGCAGGCCCTCATTGCTGATACTGTTCGTTCGATACCCACATCAAACTTAGCGGACTCCCTGTCTGAATACGGGACCGTCGTCAACGATATGATGCAGAACGGCATGAGCGAAGACGAAGCGCGGCGCCGGGCTATCCCCATGTTCTTCAAGAACATGGCCCTCGATACCTTCACAGTACCGCTTGAATTGGGCGTTATGAAAGGCGGTAAGGGGATTGCCACCAGCCTGTTAGGCCGGAGCGCCGGGGAAGGCATAGCAAAAAGCATCGCAAAAGGTGCGGCCCGTACCGGCATGCTGGCAGGGGCCAGCGGTCTTACGGAAGGGTACCAGGAAGGCGCGCAGAACGCCCTGGAAAACGATGTACAGGGTAAACGTGACGGCGGATGGTATAACCCCTTTACCTGGACCAACGAGGATTGGGAAGCGGCCCGCGGCGGTTTTGTCGGCGGCGCCTTGATGGGCGTCCCTGGCAACGTAGCGGCCGGATTCCATCCCGAAGCCAGACAAGCCCCGCTTAGTGCAGAATCCCAGGAACAGGCACAGAGTATCAAGGATACACTCAGCCACGGCAAACCAGCAGGCATGAGCAACGCTGCGTATAATGCCTATATCGAATTAGCCAATAGCGGGAACCCCGACCTCATCAAGCAGGCCGCGTCGTCGCTTGAATCATTCCAGCAATCGCAGGAAGGCTCCCAGGAAAGCACGGATGACGCCGCCACGGAAGCTTATAATGATTATGAAACCTATGACCAGAAGCAGGAAATCGAAAACTTCCTCAACAATAATACGGTTGAGCAAATCGGCGGCGAAGACAACTTTAATTGGCTCATGGGCGTATTGCGCAACGGCACGCCGGAAGAGGTACAGCATGCGTATGATACCGTTATTGCGGCCGAAAAAGCCACGGCCGAACAGGAAGCCAAGAACCGGCCGGCAAGTGGCGGCGGAAGCATGTCGCCGAATACCGGCAACGCCATGGCCAATATTGTTATCCAGGCTGCTAATGATTCCGGGGTAGACCCACGTCTAGGCCTGGCTATTGCCGCCCGTGAAAGCGGTGGGGATGACGTCAATGCCATTTCCATGCCAGAACCTCATGACGGCATTTATGGTATCATGCAGGCCCAGGAGGAAACCGTTTCCGAATTAGGCCTTGACTCCCAGTATCCCGACTGGAAGACGGACCCCTATCAGAACGCCATGGTAGGCATGGCAATCTTAAAATCCAAAATCGCCAATGAAAACGGCGACGTATGGGCTGGCGTCCGCGATTACAACGGGGCTGGTGAAGAAGCGGAGCAATATCGCCAGTTAGTCAAGAACAACTATGATAACATGGGCGACATTGGTGGCGGTGGTAATTCTTGGAGTGCAGGTGTTACCGGTTATGATCTACCAACACAGAGTGATGCCATTACCGCGCAGGTAGAGACACTAAAGCCAGGATGGAAACAGGCACTTCCTGCCATCGGCGGTATTCTCAACCAAATGGGACTGGCTGATGGAGCGGCCATTTCATCGGGCGGGCGAACTACTGCCCATAATGCGGAAGTAGGTGGCGCCGAACACTCGTACCACATCAACGATGACGAACGTGGTGGCGGGGATGCGGTTGATATTGTTCTTCCGGAAGGCACGACGGAAGAGCAGGCACAGGCTGTCCTGGAACGATTCAAAGAAACGGGCGCATTTAAGGAAGTCTTATTCCATGACGCTGGATCTGGATACCATCTCCATTTGGGAGGATATACCGGGGGATTATCGTCCGGCGGCGTATCTAGTAAAGTTACCAGCGATAACGGGCAGTTTGAACGCGAATTAGACCAGGCCGCGCAGGAAGCCAAGAGCGACATGGACAAGATTCAAGCCCAAAGCGACCAGGCCATGAATGAAATCATGAACGACGACTCCGCCGAAAAGACGGCACAGGACGCCCAGCAGGACGCAGAGAACGCCCGGAAGCAGGCCGAAGAATCCCAGCAGAGCGCGCAGGACGACGTCGTTCCGGACGTTGCCCAGACTATCCGTGATACCTCGAATAACATTGATGAAATCAATACCCTCGATAGCATGTTCACAAAGGATAGCAACGGCAATGATAAATTCATTAATACGCCCGAAAACCGTGACTTCATTAAGACGAATTACAAGGATGAAATCGCGAAGGCTGTAAACGACGCTATGAGCAAGAAAAAAGCGCCGTCCGCTACACCTGTACCCAAAGCCCAGCAACAGACACCACACGCCCGTTTAGGCCGTATTTTATCAACTTATGACCGCAAGGACCCGAAGTTCAAGGAATACATGAATACCTTCCGTAACGGCACGGAGCAGGAACAGAAGAAGCTGACCGACGATTTACAGACGACGCAGGAGCTGGAACGGGCTAATTCCTTAAATGGCAATCCGCTTACGACCCAGCAAGACCAGAATGTTCCTCAAAATGCACCTCAACAGGCCGTAGAAGCTCCCAAACAGCCCGAACAGGTAAATACACCTGTACAGATGAAAGAAAGCCTTGAAACGCAAAAGAAGCGCAAAATCTACCTTGCGAAGAAACAGAAGCTCATGGAACGGGTCCCGGCTGGCAAGACCGTAAAGGTACATGCCAGTACGAATGACGCCGTATTCGATGCGACGTATAAGATTGTCCCGGCCGGTGATATCACTGCCAGCCACGACATGAATTACGCCGTAAACGACCTCTACCCGGCAGAATATCAGCCGCGCGACCGCAACCGTCCTCAGATGCGCGGACAGGTGGAAAAGATGACAAAGGGCATGAAGCCGGAACTGCTGGCAGAAAGCCAGTTCGTCAACGAAGGCGCACCCGTTGTCAACAACAGCGGCGTCGTTCTTAACGGCAACGGCCGTGTCATGGCTATCCAGAAGGCCTATAAAGGACTTACGGACGCACACAAGAAGAGTGCCAAGGCCTATAAGGACTATCTTGTTTCCATTGCTCCGTCGTTAGGGATTGCCCCAGAAAAGGTACAGAGTATGGACCATCCTGTATTGGTACGGCAGGCGGCTGATAACGCCGATACCAACGCCATTATCAACAGCACCGAAGGCGGCGCGAAGTTAGGCGGTGCAGAACAGGCGAAGGCTGATGCGGATAGACTGAAACTGTCCACATTAGAACAGTTCGTCGATAACGGCACGGGCGAATTCATGAACCCCTCGAACCGTGAATTCAGAAGGGCCGCCGCCAATGCGCATAAGTTTTTACGTGGGGAAACGAAAGAAAAAACGTCCGGTGTTACGCCTTATAAGCAGGCTGTCGATGACATTATGGATAGGCTGGACCATAAGAAGCTCACCCCGACGCAGGCTATCAACAAGCTAAAAACTATTATGAAGGATGCTAATGCCGCTCGTTGGGGAGAATTTAAAGCCATGGAAGCCATCGAGTCGAAAGAAAAGTTATCGTTCGATGATTATAAAATGGCACTCGATTTAGCTAATGACGCCATGAAAAAAGCTAATGACATGCGCCTAGAAGCCAGCCGGAACCACAAGTCTCGGAAGACGGCGAAAGAACTTGAATCGGCCACAAAAGAAACGCAGAATGACGCGGATATTCGTTTTGGCACGGTGGACGACGCCGAAAAGGCTGTCATGGAAGCGTTTGGCGTAAAGCCACATAAGAAGCCCGCTGACACGCCTGCTGTACCGCGCAAGGCCAGCACCAAGGACACACCGAAAAAGGCCGCCAAAAAGGCCGTTATCAAAGATGATGCTAAAATCGAAAAGACGTTCCACCTGCTCGACGATAGCGACGAAGCCCTGGAGGCTGAAAAGAAGGCCATCCTCGAAGAATTATCCCATTTGAGTGCCAACCCGGCCTTCAATCCGGTACTTATGTATCACCTGCTCAAATTTGGGGCCATCCACGTACAGCGCGGATTGAATGAATTTACTCGTTGGGCGAAGGCTATGAAAGACACCCTGCCACAAAGTGAACCGTTCTTACACTCCGTATGGGCTTCCTTGCAGTCCATGCCGAACCATGCCAAACTTGATGAAAAGCAGTTGACGGCTGCTATCCGCTATGTCGGTTCTTTATATGACCACGGCATGACGGACAAGGTCGATTTACGCAAATCGTTCATTGCTACGTTGGGCGTAAAAAATGCAAAGTATTTCGATGCAGTGTATAATGCTGTTATGGAATATCCCAGCATTGAAGAACTGAAAGGAGCGAATGAAAATGTTAATCGCAACGTTCCCGAATTGGTTGCACGATCTGGCGAAGGGACCAGTGAAAACGCAGTGGGGGAAAGTAGTATTCAAGGCGGAACAGCCATGCGCGGAAGCCGACAAGATACTGCATCGGCAGGAAAAGAATCCGAAAAACCGGGAATGGGCCATGATAGCATTCCAGGTAGTAGCGCCGCTACTGGCCGAACGGCTGGCAATCGCAGAGTACAAACTCAAGAATCCAAGGATAGCGCCGGAAGCACCGGAAGTACTGAATTACCAGGAAGCGTTAGAGCTGGCCTTGAGCGAGTTCCCGATGATGACCAAAGACGACCTGCTGAACTTGTTAGAGCTGTTGAAAACAGACCCCAGCATGAAGACCCTGTAGAGAAGGTCCAGGAAGAGCAGAAGGACAAGCACCTCAACGAAATCAAGAAGGCCTTGCCTATGCTCCTTCCTCAGCAGGCCGAAGACGTATGTATCGCCGAAGACCGTTTCAAGGAACATAGCGGCATGATGTTCACTAACGGCACCGGTACAGGTAAGACCTATACCGGGTTAGGTATCGTCAAGCGTTTCGTCGACGCCGACAAAAAGAATATCCTCATCATTGCACCGTCTGACGGTATCCTCAAGCAGTGGGAAGAAGCGGCGGCCAAGGACTTTGGTATCACCTTGACGCGCCTCAACAGCACCAAGGATGCAGGTAATGGAGCCGTTACAGCTACCTATGCCAATGTCGGAGCTAACCAGGCACTCGTCAACCGTGACTTTGACCTCGTCATTACCGACGAGTCTCACAACCTCATGGGGAGCGAATCGGCCACGCCGACAGATGCCTTGAAACTCGTTCGCGCCGTTACAGGGCATAAGGATGGGTTCCAGCGGTATCACCATGATAAGCATCCGGAAATCTCCAGCAAGCTTGATAAATTACACGAAGAAATAAAGAAACTCCGCAAACGTGATAGTCAAAACGACAAGACATATAACGAAACCCACGACCCGTCGTTGGCTGATGAATCCCGTGAAATCCGCAACCAAATCGAAAAACTTGAAGAAGAACGAAGTAAATGGCACAAAAAATTAGAATCATTCAAGGATGCTGACGAAAAGGCCTTTGCTGAAAAACAGCCTTCTAAGGTTCTGTTCTTGTCGGCAACCCCGTTCCAGTACGTGGCCGACCTCGATTACGCGAACGGGTATCTGTTCAACTACTCCGATTATGGCCCCATGGACGAACAGGGGTATAACCGCGCTAACGGCCGGGAAATCTTCTATATGGAAAATTTTGGCTATAAGATGCGCTACAACCGTCTGGAAAGGCCAAGTGCCGACGTCGATACCGATTTAATGGAACGGGAATTCAACCGCAAGATGGTGGAATCCGGGGCTATGCATGGACGCATGTTGTCGTCTGCCTATGACTATGACCGTGGCTTTATCCGCGTCGATGCAGGTATTGGCAAGAAAATAGATGAAGGCTTTGATTGGTTGCGGGACCAGCCTAAATATAGCGAATTAAGTGACTTCCTTAGAGGACGGTTCACGGGCCAGCAAAAATACTATTTGCTGGAGGCTATCAAGGCTAAACAGGCCATTCCGCTTATCAAAGAGTATCTCAAGGAAGGTAAGAAAGTCGTCATCTTCCACAACTTCAATAAAGGTGGTGTGGACAATCCCTTTGCAATTAGCAGGGAAGGCATGGACCACCTGGAACGCCTGGACAGCGAACTGGCCGATCATATTCTTGAACAGTATCACGAATTCCAAGCAGAACGGCCGGACCTCGCCGGCCTTGATTTAAACAACCTGGAATCGCCGATTGAAACACTTTCCAAGGCCTTTGGTGACGAATTAGCCCTGTACAACGGTACACTCAGCAAGGGCGAACGGGAAAAGAATAAGAATTCGTTCAATAACGACGACAGCAAGACGAAAATTATCCTTGTACAGTCTGCCGCCGGACAAGCTGGCGTATCCCTGCATGACACTACAGGCAAGTACCAGCGCGCCCTTATCAATCTGGGACTGCCGACGCGACCCAGCGAAGCCATTCAGCAGGAAGGCCGTATCTACCGGGTAGGTAATAAATCCAACGCTATTTTCCGCTATCTCAATACAGGCACGTACATGGAACAGACGGCCTTTGCTACGAAGCTTGCAGAACGCGCCGGAACCGTTGAAAACATCGCATTAGGTGAAATGGCCCGCTCGTTGAAACAGGCTTACGTCGAAGCCTTTGAGGAATCGCAGGAAGGCGATGGCTGGAAGAAGTACCTGCCAGGAAGCAAGACAGAAGGCACAGGCGGCAAGGCCAATGACTACCGACAGGAACAGGCCACCGACTTTGACCGTGCCAAGGCTGTCTATTTCGGGAAACAGAAAAAGAACAGCCGCACCAAGTCGCAGGAGGGCCACGATTATTTCGCCACGCCCGAACCTATCGGCTATAAGATGGTCCAGTGGCTACAGTCTAAACCCGGCCAGAGCCTGCTTGAACCGTCCGCCGGTGACGGGGCCATTGCCCGTTGGATGCCCGACAATACGTATAATACCGTTGTTGAACCGTCCCGAGATTTGACGCCTAAACTCATGCGTAACGTTGCCGGGGCAAAAGTCGTCGAAAGCACCTTTGAAAACTTTGACCTGCATAACAAATTCGACGGTATCGCCATGAATCCGCCGTTCGGCCATGGCGGTAAGACAGCCGTTGAACACGTAGCAAAAGCCTATCAGCACTTGAAAGACGGCGGCCGCCTCATCGCAATCATCCCAGACGGTCCAGCCTGCCAGAAACATTTCGATAAATGGTTCTACGGCGACCCGGAAGCCAAACGGAAGGCTGATAGAGGCATTGCAGACGGCGTGTTGATGGCTGATATTCACCTGCCGTCTGTCACCTTTGACCGCGCCGGTACAAACGTCAATACCCGTATGGTAGTGATTGATAAGTACACCGACGAAGGGACACGGCAGGTTGCAGAAGCCGAAGCAATGGGCCGTATCGACATTGCCGCCGACGATGCAAATGAACTGTTCGACAGAATCGAAGACATGAATATGCCGGAACGACTCGACATGTCGGACGAAAAGAAGCAAGCCTCTATCCGCAAGGCAGGCCAGCAGTTGACCCGCTCCAAGGAAGACTTGAAAGCGGAAATCAAAGAAGCGTTCCCGAACGCCAAGGAAATCAAGGACGAAGGCGACCGCATGACCTTCACTATGCCGAACGGTTCCCATATCGTCGTCGACGTGAAGAATGAAATCCTCTTGACGGACGAAGAACTGGCGCAAGCGAAGAAAGATCACCATATCGACGATAACGGCAACGTCGTCGTCGAAGGCTACGCACAGCTCCATGGTAAAGACGCTTATATGGCCCTCTCGCAGGGTAGCCGTGAAAACACGGTATTCCATGAAGCCTACCACCTCGCAGAAGGCGCCGTCTTGACGGACCGTGAAAAGGCAGCTATCAAGAAGGCTATCCCCGACGCCGAAAAACGCGCCGATAAGTACGCCGAATGGGTAGAAGCCCGCAAGCATGGCCGCGGCACGGCATGGGGAAAACTGTTCCAGAAAATCAAGGACTTTTCCGCAAAGATGAGGAAAATCTTCACCGGGGTTGAAACCGTGAACGACGTATTCCGGCAGATTGAGTCCGGTAAGGTATGGGGACGCGACGTCCGCGACAATAACGAACGGCGCTACGCTGCCCGGCAGGAAGACCAGGAAGAAGCGCCTGTTAAACCGCAAGACATTATCGACGCTATCAACGATATTGTCCATATCTACGAAGGAAGCCGCCTCACAGACAAGGAACGGAAGGAACTGAAGGAAGCCAGCCAATTCGACCCGGACCAGAAGCAGGCCGTCCGTCCGCAGGCTACTGACCTATATGATCGTCACGCCCATGCAGGCTTTAACCGTATGGGGTACTTCAATCTGAGCAACTACGGCCGTATCCTTGCCCTGCATCTCGACAACGTCATGCAGCTGAAAGGCAACCTGGAATTGGCAAATAAGGTCCTGGACCGGCAGGATAAGAACGCCGCCGAAAACAAGATGAACGGCATCAACGAACATCTCACCCCGGCACAGGCACGGCAAAACGCTGTCATGGACTTTGGGGCCATGATGATTCGCAACCCGGAACTGGCCCGCGAAACCTATCCGGCTTATTCCAAGATTTTCGACGAAGGCCTGGAACAGCATCCCGATTTAAAAGAAAAGCTCGACAAAGTCATTCAGCTGAATGAAAACTACCAGAGACAGACCGCCGCAGAACGGGCCGCCGGCAGTATCGCCCGCGAAAAGGAAAAAGTACAGCTCCGTAAGCATCCCAAAGAATGGCTGAGCACGCACTTTGATAAGTTCTACACGAACTGGGTAGATGACAAGCATGCCTTTGCTAAAGTCGTCGCCAGGGCAGAAGCTGAACTGGGTAGAAAACTGGCCTATGACTATGACGTCCATAAGCAGGCACAAATGGCTATTAACGTAGCCTCCAGCCGTGCGCTGTTATTCCTTACAGGTGGCAAAGGCGTCGAAGAGACGTATAAAGTATTGAATAAGGTTTACGGCCACGCCATCACGAAGAACGTCACCATGAAAGATATTATGGACGCCCTTAATAAGGTGTCTAAGGAAGACGTGTCGAAAACGGGCGCTGAGAACGCCTATGACGCGCTGGGCAACTATCTGGTTGCCATGCGTACGGAAGAGCTTGAAAAGCACTACCACGACGCATATGCACGCTCCGCTGGCTTTGATGAAGAAGGTACGCGTGAAATCATCCAGAACACGCCCGAAAGCATCAAGAAGATAGCGCAGATGTACTGGGATATCAATACGAATATCGTCAACATTCTCCAACAGCAGGGCCTTATCTCTAAGGACCTCGCCGGGAAACTCCGCAAGTATAAGCATTATTGCCCGATGTATCGCGACATGTCGGACGGTATCACGGATATGGATGAGATGATAGGTACTATCGGCGTATTCAATAAAGGCGGCGGCTATGCCAACGTCAGTAACGGTATCAAACGCATTGAAGGCGGCGGCAAACGGCCTATCCTCGACCCGATAACCTCGTTGTCGCAGATGGCGGTATCCATGATTAGCAAATGCGAACGGAACGACGTCGCCAAGACATTCGTCAAGCTGGGCCAGGACTTCTCCGGGCTGGGTGACGTCGTCGTCCGCGACCCGACATTGAAACACGCCGACCCGACGGCCTTTGCCTTCACGGTATGGCAGAATGGGGAACAAGTCGTATACCGCACGACGCCGGAAATCTACGACGCACTCACGAATAACGACGCGCAAACGAACCGATTCACGATTAAGATGGCAAGCAGTATCGCACAGACCTTACGGACCGGGGCCACTATCAGCCCGTCTTTCATTGTCCGTAACCTCTTGCGTGATACCATGTCGGCTACGGTAAACTCCAAGACCGGGTTCTATCTGCCGTTCGTCGATAATGTACGCGGTGCCTGGAAACTGCACTTTGATAAGGAATTCTCCGCCGAATACCACGCCAGCGGGGCCAGCATGTCCACGTACCTGCGGGCGGACGCGGATAGCAGCCGCGACCTCACCAAGGAACTACTGGGCCATAAGTACGACTCGTACCCGGTTGTCGTGAAGCAGGTCCGCCAGCTCATCAGCTATGCATGGCACAAGTACAAAAAGTTCGGCAATCTCATCGAAGATAGTACCCGTGCCGGTGAATTTAGACGCGCCCGCAACCAGGGCTTGTCTATCGACCAGGCAGGCCAGTTGGCCCGTGAAATCACGCTCGACTTCTCGCGCCATGGCAAGAAAGGCCAGATAGTCAATAAGTACGTGCCGTTCTTCAATGCAACGATTCAAGGTACGGACAAGTTTATCCGGACATTCAAAGATAACCCCATGCGGGCCATTCTGAATACCGTTATTTGGATTATCCTGCCGTCGCTGGGCTTGTGGGCTATCAACCATGACGACGATTGGTACAAGGAACTCGACGAAAACACGAAGTATACCAACTGGGCCATCCCACTGCCAGGCGGAACGCATCTGCTCATCCCGAAGCCGCAGGAAGTCGGCATTCTGTTCGGCTCCGGTATCGAAGCCATCTTGAACCAGATGACCGGCGCGGACCCGCACGGGATGAAAGAATGGGCGCGCCAGTACGCCGAAGCGATGACGCCTAGCCTGTATCCGGCTGTCGTCCGCCCGCTCATTGAATGGATGACCAACTATTCGTTCTGGACGGGCCGGAACCTCGTCCCAGCCAGCTTGCAAAAAGCCCCGTCTGAAATGCAGTTCACCAGCTATACAAGTGAATTAGCTAAGTCGTTAGGGGATACATGGCTTGCGAAAAATATCCAGTTGTCGCCGATTGCTATCGACAACTGGATTAGCGGATGGTTCGGCAGTGCCGGACGGTTCGTAGCCAATATGCTCAATAACCCGATTAGCTATGTACGCGGGAACAGCCGTCCGTCGGAACCTTCTAAGTATTGGTATGAATTCCCTGTCATTGGTTCGTTCATTCGCCAGAACGGCCAGAACAGCGAATATATCAACCGAATGTATGAAATTCAGAAAGACATGAACGACGACTACGAACGCTCAGACGCTGGCAAACAGCGCAAGGGCAAGAAGTCTTCCTCGAACAAGCCGAAGGAATTGAAGCAAGTTGATACCGCTGTGAAATCGGTGTCGAAACTCAACAAAGAAATCAAAGCTATCCGGAACGATCCGAAAAAGGACCCGGACCAGAAACGTCGAGAAATCGACCAGCGGCGCACTAAGATAAATGACCTTGCCAAGAAAGTCGTTTTAAAGTTCGACAAATAAAGGAACAGCCTGCTATCCATCACGGACGGCAGGCTGTTTTCCATTCACGGCTCGTCAAAAAATCGTCAAAAATAAATGTTACAACGTGGTACAATGTGGTACAATATGGACATAAAGAAAAATATAATCATTTATAAACGGC